GTGCAACTCACAACCCTGAAGGACGTTTTGGGGAAAGGATTGGAAAAGTTCTAAAAGTTTTCAATAAAATATTCCCCTACTATGGGGGGAACGGATGCGATCTCTATAGTTCCAAATTTTCCGGGCTTGGAATCAATTCTGGACTCGAGGTCATCGAGTCTCTTTGCGAGAACATCTCGAATTTCTTCAAGGATGCTTCGAGACTTGCTACTTTCCTCGACAAGGACATCAATTTTTCGCGAGAGTGCCGCTTCAGATGGGAAGGTGACGACCGGGGGGCTACCGTCGACGCCACCTTGCATGCATTTCCCTGGCCAGTGTACTTGAAATACGTACCGTCAGAGCAGAGCACCTGATTATCCACGTCAGCCTGCCAGTCGCTGGCATTGACTGAACTTCCGTCTTCTGAAAAGTGGAAGTTCTTTGTGTCTGTCTTGTAGGCCACAAAATGCATCTGGATTGTTCCAGTATCTCCAACTCCCTCCTGGTACTCTACCGTGTAGGTGGGCACCCGGAAGAAGTGAGTCCCTGGGACTTCTCTTATTGGGGCAGGAATAAGGCCAGAGACATCCTCCTCCACAGTTGTGGACCCGCAGGCCTTGTATCCCATGATAGATTTGCCTCCGATGCTGTTTAGGCTGCCGGACAGGACAAAGGACGATGTGGCATCGTCTTCAAGGGTAGAACCTTCAAGGTGGACGGTCCACCTGAAGGTCACAACCACTGTGAGATCTGAACTGGGGTTGCCCTCCGAACAGATCCAGAATGTTCCCGGGGAGGAGAATCTGGGCTCTTCTCCCGCGGAAGTGTACAGTTTGTCCGTCTTTAGGGGCATCCTGATGATGGCATCTTGGTACCATTTCTTGGTTTGTGACCCCGCAGTGGAAGACAGGTCCGAGGCCGTGATGTGTTCATCATCAGGGTCGGTTACAATGCCGGCAACATAGCCTCCATTGATGGAGGTAGAGACTTGGGGACTGACATGGACGGCTAGAGAGCGCCAAGTGATTCTTTGGAAGGACTTGGCGAGATTGGACAGTCGTGGAATTGACCCTGGGTGAATGGGGATGCTCTTAATGAGAGACTGTTGAGCCTTGATGGTGAAGACCAGGACCTTGTCAGAGCCCGAGGTCGTAATGGCCGAGTTCCGCACTGTGGGCACTCGCGAGGGTGCCAGATCGGAGGAGAGACCTCCTCCATTTCCTGACCTTCTTCGAGGCCTTCTTCGGGGTTGAGGCGCTGGGCGAGTCTCATTAGGACTCGCATGCACCATTTTCTTATGCTGCTGAAGGGCTGCTCGGGTGGAGAATTGCTTGCCGTCGTGGGGGCATACACAGCTGTTGACATTTTTCTTTCTGGAAGGCATCTTGATGTTGTATTTTATTGAGAGTTTTAAAAGATTTTGTTAGGGGTCAGTTCGGGGGGGTCCTCTTCTGCGCCGATTCAATGCTCGATTCTGGCGCTGTCTCTGATTCACGCTGAGACGGGACCTTCTGCTCCTCTGGTCTTCGGGAGGGTCCCTATAGATGGGTCCACCACTTCCAGATTGTGCATTCGCTTCCTCTTCCTGCTTCTTGGACAGGAGGCGGGCGAACACTGCTTCCGTCGGTTCCTCGGAGGTAACAGCATACCTCCAAAGGATGGGGAAAAGCCTGTCGGGTACCAAGTTGTACTCGATCTTCCACGCTTCCAGGTGGGGGACTTGTTCGAAAACAATAGGTTCTACTGGTGGGGCTGCATACGGTCCCTTGAGTGCCTCCACCTCTTCCACTTCATCAGCCCAACTAATCACCTTGGGGTTCTTGGTCGGTTTCACAGTCGTCGTCATTCTCGTTTCCTCTAGGGTGAACCCATTGAGCTCAAAGATGAGCCTTGCGATGTAGGCCTTCGCGAGTTTAATGCTTGCACTCCTCGCCTCAGCAACCCTTTCCAGTCTCTCCTTCGCTCCAACGTAGAGAGTCACCTTTATTGGGTTTATCTCCTTGGGCTGGGGGGGATGAACCTCCCACTTCATTCCTCCGTAGAGGCGAGTGAGGGGGGCGTTTAGGGCGGCCACTATCATATCTGGGTCCTTAGGCTCGAGAAGGTCGGGTATGGCCACCAGGACATCATTGGCTAAGTACACCTTTTCAGGTGCAGTTCTTATCGTTCTGTCCTGTGCTAGGGCTATGAGAGCTTGTCTCCTATGGGACGAGCCCCCGTCGATCTTATCATTGCTCTTCTGCCAATTCTGTATCAGAGACTCCTGCAAGGTGGGGGTGGGGGTGGCTATGGGGTAGAGGGAGCACAGGTCTTGATCCTGTGTTCCAGCCAGGAAAATGCCGTGAGATTGAGCGGCCTCTACCAGGGAGGCTGTATGAACACCAGCTGCCCTTTTTAGATCTCCCACGGTGGAAATTCCTCCCACCGCTGTGAGAGCATTGTGGACCACCTCTGAGCGGGTGGGGAGTCTCTTGGCCGGTATGGTGTTTGACGATGTAACAACACGGGCGATCTCACTGCGCACATTAGGTGTGCTATAAACGGGCATTTTGGGGACTTCTCTTGCTTCCGCCACCTCCAGAACATCGTCCCAGGGTGGACTTTCTCCCTCGGTGGTGTACAGGACATCCCGGGTTTTATCTGACCGCTCAGCAAGAGCTAGTCTCAGCTTTCTTCCCAATTGTCTTCTCTCCGACTTGAGGTCTGCCAGTAGGCCCTCCAAATCTGGGAAAATCTGAATCCAACCGTATCTCTCGGACTTAAGGCCCGAGTAGAGAGAGTAACAAAACTCTCTGGTTGGAAATCCAGAGGAGTCTGGGTAGTTGAAGTCCTGAAGGGTGATATGTTCAGGTCTTTCTCCGTTCGCTATTTGAGTCTGCATAAGTATGATCTCCGCAGGAAGTTTATTGACGACATTGTGGATGGCCGAGGCCACCCTGTCATTCTCGAACCCAAAGGTGATATACAATCCCCTCATCCTTTCATAGAGGGTTCTCTTTTGGGTTGTGTCACTTACCTTAGTAAACGGGTCATCCTTCTGTGTTACAAGCATCTCAAGAGCGTCTGACTCTGGGATCGTGGGGACATGAATCATGTGTCCCTCCCAATCAACACACCTTATCTGGGTTCCTAGGAATTTGTGGTCGGTTAGCAGCTGCTGGTCTTTGTCCTCTGGGAGCACTGCTGGATTCCACGTGCCCGGCTTGATAACCAGGCCGTTCTTGGCCATAAAGTCGGTTGCCCGATCCTCGTCCAAGGGGTTCCATCCATTTATGCTCGCCAAATCCAAGTAGGTGTTCCAAACTCCTACCGATTTTACCGTGTCAAACAGCGTTGTTCCAGGTATTCCAGTCATGAGTCCATGACGGGATCGTTTGCGATACACCTGGGTTCCGTCAACCACAAAATGCGGGTCGGTTGCCATTCGTTTCCAAACTTTGGCTATTCCATCCCAGAAGGCGGGTGTCTCTGAGACTCCTTGATCTTTTCGGAGATGTCTCAGAATCCACTCAATGGTCAGCTCGATATCTTTTCCATCTATCGAGCCATCCATCTGTTTAAAGTCAGGGTCTACTACCCATACTTTCCCTTCACGCAAGACAGCTATGCGGGCATCATCCCCATAGCAGCAGACTCTTCCTCTCTTGTCAGCCCCGCGCATCCAGGCTACCATCTTGCTCAGCCCTCCATTTGTGGAGGAAAAGCCATAGGCATTGCTCGAGGTCACATCGTCTGTGAAAACCTTCAGAGTCTCCTGGAATCCTTGGGACAACATCGAAACAAGAAACGCAATATGTGCTGGGACGGAGACATAAGGTCTCGTTTTGGAGGTGAGCTCACTCACTTTGTATCGGTCCGTTTTATTTTTGACCTCACACAGGAAGAACTCAGGATTCTTCCTCCACAGATCGTCCAATTTGTTCTCTTTAACGGCTTTAACAAATATGGGCAAGCCCACATTGAGGATCTGTTCCATGCACTCTCCCTTGTTTCTCCAATACGGCGCACCGGCCGAGGAATTCGCCGTAACCTTTATCCCACCCATCAGGGCGTCGACAATGTCTGTCTTCACCCCGGGCCAGTTAGGGTTGGGGCCCCGCGGCATCCACTGGTCCAATTGGTCCAGAGCTGGGTTCAGACCCATCTTCGCGGCTCCTCGGGCCTCTGACATAGTTTTGTAGAGGGGCACCGTCTTTCTCGACATCTGCTGCTTGAGTCGGGCCTTAAACCCTTGCCAGGTTCCTGAAGTGTACACCATTTTTCTTTGGAGCACTTCCGGACCGAACACCTCTACTATGTCCGCAAGTCCGAGGGGGACACCCGCGGACTTACCGAACACCCTGTTCACCTTCACATGGCCTCCTGTCTGGTTCTTTCCTGCTGGATGAAGAGGGATTCCCTGCTCATCCATTAGACCACATACGGGCATCTTCTCCATCGCCACCTCAAACACTTCACTATCTAGTTCTCCGCTCCTCTCGGACTCAACCCGAGGGATGCTCTTCTTAAACTCCGATACTATCTGCCTCACTTCGAGGGGGGGGAAGACTATTTCACAGGAGAGGTGTTCCCTCTTAGCTGTTCTTGCAACCTCCCCCAAGAACGACAGATCTTGTCTCTTTACTCCTGCAGACCGTTCTAGAATCTCTTCGACCGTAGTCCTATCGCTTGACATAACGGGGTTCGAAGTATCCATGGTGCGTGAGTATGTTGTATTGTATTTTTAAGAGTCAAAGAAAAGGGTTCTTTAGGGGGACTCT